CCATTTCCAGCCGTTCCCGCATTAATTTCCAGTCGTTGCATCGCTACAAACTTATTACTTGGTGTAGCAGGAAAAGTTGGAATACATGGTAATACTGCATGTAAATTATCACCATACATCGCTATCCATTGTTTATCATATTTTGGACGCTCCCCAAGGTACATAAAAGGGTTAGTTAAAAATAACGCCCAACGTGCTGTACATGGAGCTAAATGTTCTCTCATCTGTCCCATAGGTGGTAATGGAACTGGTAAATTCTGTCCCTGTCCTCCCACATATGGTCCTCTTGCCACTTTTGGCCGATTAACTCTCGCAACAGCTTTATTATAAGCTACATTGCTCTGAGCTATCCTTCTCGTTCTTAAACGTGTTTCCTGAACTCGAACCTGGGCACGTTTTTTCCTTCCACGTGCCGCTTGTTTATCTGTTTCTTGTTGTTCACGTTTTGACATTCTACCATATGGTTTACTTTCAATTAAACGTTTCTTACCTCTCTGTCCATTACCATATGGATTAAAACCACCCTCATTAAAAAATTTTTCATTCTTAGTGTTAGTAGGGTCATACTCAGATAAATCCAGATCTGCCATTAAATTCATTGCTAAACTTGATCTTCTCAAAGCATCCCCAAATTCATTAATCTTTGGGTTGATAGTCTGGAATTTAATTTTCTGCAGTCTTTTATTCATTGATTTTCTCATTACATCCTTTTGAGTTGCAGTTAATTTTACAATATTATCAGAAAAATGCTCCACATATCTGTCAACTCTATCCCCAACAGCAGCCGCATATGGCCATGTTGATATTACATGGAACGCCACATCAGACATAGTTTGATCCCATACCAAATCTGGGAACGCGCCATTGTTACTAATAGTTATAGCATTATCGCCAACAACCCTAGTACTAACAACATAATCTGTTGGGGCATTAATAATATCAACCTCGGGATATAAAATAACCAATTGTCGAAAATAATCAAATTGCTCGTTCCCATAGGGATTAAAACTGCCTTGAAATCTCTGATGATTACGACACCATGTACACTGTGGTATATTGTCAAACACTTTCAATAGTTTGAACAATTCATACCCATTTGGTCCTACTTCTCTTACGGCATACTTGCCACTTGGGGTCTTCTTAAGATAACACTTACTCGTACCCAACTTACTAGAATAATTATAAGCAATACAGCCACAACTATGCAGAAATACACCCTCATCAGGTGTCGTTCCCATATTTCGTCTTGCATCTCGAATGTCTTCTGTACTGCATTTAAGCTCACATTTACTCTCTTTAACAATTTCTCCGTCATTATTATTTGTAATAGCAGTCATTTGAAACAAATTATATATTTGTGGGCCACCTCCTTCCATAGTTTCTAACCCCTGGTAAAATGATACCATCGATCTGAGATCAGGAACCCCCAGTCGTACCATTGCCTTGAACTCGAATGATCCATCGGTTTTGGCAACTTCCAACAAAAATTTCATATATAATTTACGGAGTTGTTCCCACAACTCACGATGTCCAAAACATAATATTAAAACAGAATAGAACTGTTGGCAAAACTGCCAAGTAGTCCGTTCTACCTCTGAATATGTTAAACATAATAACAGTCTTTTTCTTTTCCATAAAGGATACCAAAACAAATCATGCTTAATAAAGGAAAACCCCAGAAAACTAAGTTCTTTAAGTGGGGAATCATATGCACAATAATAAGCCTTACACATTAATCCATGATATCTCAATAATCTATCTTCTACAAATGCCCTATCTAGTAATCCATCAAATTCAATACTAACAGCTCCTAGATTATCATCACCATACAACATAATAAAGGCATCAAATACCTCTTCTTGTGTTGGAAATGCATTGTATTTTCTATAATAAACGGTGACAAGTAAATCGGCAACTATTTCAAATCCGGCTTCAATATTATTTACTGTAGTCATTCCAGATCCCGAGTTATTACCACGCTTACGCCATACAATATCACCATTCGTCATTAATATTAATGATGCCTTGAGTCCATCTGTTATCCATTTGGCCCAAGCCCACCATTGTCTCTTATTAGCTTTACAAAAATATCGATAACGTCGGTCTGCAACATATGATAGATCAACTTTACGATCATATCCCTTTATGTCCCAGAACCATCTAATTGGATAGAGTGATTTGCCATCTTTATCTTTAACTAAAATAGATCTAGCAATTTTATTAACACCCCCACGAAATGGATTAAAACCATAACGTGACCATATCCAATTCATCATATTTTCAGTGCCTACGGCAAACAATCGCAATTGCCAATATAAAATATGAAAACCAGGTATAAAAAAAGTACGAGCTTTCTCTTCAAGAAAATCTTCAGCTGTAGCCCACTCTTCTTTTGGTGTTGATTTAACTATCATCAATAATTTCATCATCTCATCCAAGTTTTCAAAATTCATTTTCCACCAATCATGGTTCATTAACTCCCTACGAGTTTTACACTTTAAAAAAGATAAATACATCAGAGGGATTCCAATACCCTTATCCATTGTTTTAGCTTTTTCCATATGTTCTATTACTTGAATATTGCTAAGCATGGGGGCTGTTAATGGTATTTCCAAAACTTTATCAACAATTGATATAGCATATGCTTTGGTAACATCCATAATTGGTATAGGTCGCAACTCATCGAGTCGCATTTCAGATTTTTCCAGGGCATGCTCAGTTGGTTTGTTATAAAAATATTCATGCTCTGTTTCTTCTTTCCACTTATGCCATTCTTCAGGCAAGTAATCACATAAAAGGGATGGAGTTTTATGCATTGTGTTTACTAGTGGATATTTTGTATTACGCTTATAATACTCTTGAAGACGCCCTACTGGAATTAACTCTTGGTATTTCCTTAAAGTGGGTTTATCAAAATCTATTATAGCAGTTCCCCCTTCCCGAATGAAGGGGAAATCTAAAAATTTAAAATACTATGTTTATAAAAACCATAGTTGGATTTTGAATCCGTTCTATGGTGTTGATAATAAACAATATTGTTACTAACATATGGAGATC